CCCCGGGGTTTGTGGTGGCGCACCCTGTCAGGGCTAAAACTATCAGTAGTCTTTTCATCTTTTTTTTCCTTTTGTGAGCATACAAAGCAGACCATTGCGATCATTGCAATCATCCACAGAATAAAGAACCAAATATCAGCAGCGACTAAATGAGAAATAAAAGTCATGGCTCACCTACCTCCTTTATGTTGACAATTACCCGAACGGGAAAAGTCATGGTTCACCTACCTCTTTTATGTTGACAATTACCTGAACGGGTTTGGCCTTGTAGTACCAATACAAGTTTCTAGCCAACCACTCATTAGCTGCTCGCTGAGTTCTAAATGTCAAGTTCTTAAAGGCTTCTTGCGGCATCGCACCATGTTCTATTTGAACGTAGCGGCCCCTTGAGTCTTTCAGAGCCCAACACTTGACCCTATTCGGCATTTTTACCAATCGAGGTTAAGGCTTGCGATAACTGCCAGCGCATATCCAAAATGATCTGCGTAATCTTTTCGTTATCGGCAAACGCCGGGGTTCTGGTCAGACGCTTTAGCTCCGACAGGTTTAGGTCAAGCTTAATAATGATTGACGAAATATCTTCCATAAGTCCCCCTAGAAAGGAATGTCGCTATCTAAATCTTCAATCTTGGGTTCCTCGCGCACCTTGTCTCGCGGGGCTCCAGCGAACTCCAGCTCATTTAACCTAGCTCTGAGGGACGTTCCGGTAGTCCCGTCCTTACGCTTGTATTCCTCCAAGTGTGGCTCAGATAGGGTCACAAAGAGGCTCTGGCCCTTGACTAGGTGAGATTGGAGCTTCTCCACGCGGTCACCCCACATGGTCGCGCTAACCCATTGGGTAGGACGTTTACCATCCGCGCCTTTCTTACCGTAGTCCATAGCCAGCGATAGATCCATCACAGGCTTGCCGTCACCGGTGTGGCGAATTACTGGGTCTTTACCGATTCGTGCTAATCCAATTAGTAACATTTTTAGTCCTTGTCAAAGTAAACAGCTTTGTTGTTGTAGAAATCAAATAGAGCTTCACACTCAGCCAAGAATTGCTCGGCTGCGGCCTCAACTACCTTGATCTCCTCTGGGGTGGGTTTGAACTTCTTAATGAACAGGTCTTTACCCTCACCCATGCGCGGGTCATAGGACACAAACCAAACGGCCTTACCCGTAACCGCCGCCTGTAGGGTCATCTGCGGTTTGTATTCCGCAGGGACTTCCTGATTGGCTATGTACTTCATGTGGGTCTTAGTCTTGGGCGCCTTGACTTCGATTGAGCAGCCATCGGACACGAATCCATCCGGTGAGCAACCCAAGAACTCGATACGCGGGTGGTCAATGAACGGGGTGTCCGTCACGATCAAACCGGTCACGGACTCAAACCGTTCCTTGGCTGCGGCCTCTTGCTCGACCCCCCATTGCATATCGCTAGTGGTGTACTTGTCCGCAAAGGTGTTGGTGATCCTCTCAGCCACAATCTCATAGCGTAGGTTCTCGCGTTCCGTGGACTCCTTACCAGACTTCAAAAAGTTCATAGCCGCAGCCATTCGAGAGGCGGTGAGCTTACCTAGCCGGGCGTTCCACCAGTTCCCATCAAGCTGATATGGGTTGGCTTCACGCATCTTTGGCTCCCTTGAGTTCTGCGCCCTTATGCGCGGCCTCAGTCCTGACCAGCTCGCGCTCATCCGGGGTTAGAGCTTTCCAGAACACCGACAGAATCTCAGAGCTTGTTGCCTCATTGATCAGCTTGACCAGCTCCTCTTTCGTTTTAGTCGCACGTTTCTTAGGCGTGGCTTGCTGGTGGATAGCGTTCTGAACCTCATTAGCAGAGCCGAACTCAGTACCGCCCCAACCAGCCGCAGCTAGACACCGACCGATAGCGCTGGTCTCAGCGTTCTCTAAAGCGGATGTTGAGTTGATCTGGCTAGAGGCTCTGAACTCCTCTGCGTGTCCAGTAGCTATGCACTTGCCCAAATCTGTGTAGATCCGAGCTTGCATGATCACCACGGTATCGTCTGCCTTAATTATTTCAGTAGACAGCTCCCAATCCGGGTGAGCCTCGCGGAACTTCTGAACCCGCAGGGCTACGGTCATATACTCTTTGCCTCTAATATTTACTATGCCTGTATTCAAGTTATTCTCCTTAGATAAACATTCCCATTATTGCTACGAGTGCAAACAACGCACCAGCTATTAAATCACCAAGTTCTTCTTTGGTCATGGTTTTTTCCCCATGTAAACGTAACGAGCGTAGCGTTCTTTATTACGCACACACATTACCGTATTGATTGCCATACCCTTAGAGCGCAGTTGAAAAATAATGTCTGCAAGGCGTGTAGCGCGATACTTCTGAATGGCTTCCCACGATGTAATGTGGCCTCTGGTTTTCAAGTGCTTAGTTACTAAATCATTTTTGGTCATCATATTTTTTCCTTGTGGTTTCAAATTCAATTGCAAGTTCAATCAATCGGGCTTTCATATTTTCAAACGACTGCGGGTCACGCATAAAACTAAGGTCACGAACTGCTTGGGCTACACCTAGGCATTTATAAGCAATCAGGTCTAGGTGCTGGATGGTTATCTTTTCTTCTTGCTCTTGTTGCTCCAACTGCTGTTGGTGGTGTTCTGCATCAGTCATTTTTTTTCTCACAATCTGCGTGGGCGTTGATAAAGTTTTCTAGGCAGTCATCGTCAGACGTAAAGATACGACCGGCGCAGTTAGCGCACTTGTAATGTCTGCCGTGGGTGTTTGTTACTGTGAGGACATGGTCAACAGGATCATCCCGATATATCGACCAAGTAATTGAAGTTGTCATTTATTCTCTCCGGTAAGGGGCCAAAGCCCTATGTAAGTTAACGATTAAATCTTAGCAAGAATAATCAACAACTTTTAAAATTTTCCAGCCGTTAATTGCTGCTTGACCTTTCAGGATTCCAGCAGCCATGTCATAACTATTTGCTCTAACTTCAAAAGCTTTCATTACGGGTGTCTGCTCCCAAGCCATCATCAGAACTTCAAGTGTGTATGTTTTCATTTATTCTCTCCGGTTAGTTACGATCAAGTGACCGTGATATGAATAGTAAACTGTTTATTGCCCATGTCAACACCTTTTCTAATTATTTTGATATTCCCCTACAAAATGTAGGGTTATTGACTCTAAACCTAAACTGGATATAAAATTGAACCGTCAGCAAGGTGGCACTTGTTGGAAAGATGAAGACAAGAAGGAACCCCCGAGAGTTTAGGTGGGTGTGTGTGGTACGGGAAACGTGGCTCTCCAGCCTTCTTGTCCGGTCATTTTTCCTCTGCCGCCCACGCCAAGGGCCACACCCACCTAAATCTTTGGGGGTTTTTCTTTTTGGTAGCTGACTGCGCGAAACGCCAGCAAAGTAGAAGGCGGGGATGGGATAGAGGCCGTGGAATAAGTAGCCACGGAGCCGGGGTCGACACCCGCTATATCCGTCTAGTAGTGGGCATGGCTACCTAGAGTACCGTTGTTACGGGATACATCTCCATGTAAGTCTGGCAAAAACCTGTTTTTGCTAGTTGGTCGGTCTATGGTCGATAGGTACTTGCAAACAGTTTCTAAAAGCCCTAGTATTTATCAAAAGGAGCTTACATGACCCGTGACGATATAGAACACCTAGCCATCTCGGTTGGGATGATCCGCACTCAGGGAGACCTGATTAAACCGCTTTGGACGGCCTCAGATGCCCAGATAGCCAAGATGCTAGAGGTTGTCATCAAGGACGTTAAGCAAAGCGCCTCAGAGGTCATGGTCAAGGCCATCAAGAAGGCCGTCCAGTACGAGCGAGCCGAGTGCGCCAAGCTCGCCAGTTACGTTAGCAAAGAGGCCGCGAAGTCTATTCGGGAGCGTGAAGATGACTAAGAAAAAAACCGTCAAAAAAGACGAAATAACTAAGCTATTGGGAGATTTGTGGAAAATCAGCAACGAGTTCGAGGAGCTGAGTTTTCGGTTTGACGAGGTTTCTACCCTCTTAGAAAACGTAAATTTTGACTTTGATAGCGAAAAGTCCACTTGCTTTTTTTACCTGTCCGAACGCCTACTTAACGAAAACAAATCAAAGTTTGTTGAACTACAAGAAAGACTAAATAAAGAAATCTTTAATGCGAGGGGATTGGGTAAATGACTGACTTTGAGACCTTTTGGAAGGCATACCCCAAAAAGGTAGCCAAGGGTGACGCTAGGAAGGCATGGAAGCAGACCGACCAGATCCGTCCACCCCTTGCGGAGCTATTAGAGGCGATTCAGGCTCAATGCCGGTCAGACCAATGGCGCAAGAATGACGGTCAGTTCATACCATACCCAGCCACGTTTTTACGTCAAGAGCGTTGGGAGGACGAGCTAAAGGTCACCCTGCCGGGAGTGGTTCAGGGTAAAGAATGGTACGAGACTTGGGTTGGGATTCAGGCCAAGGCTCACGAGCTGGGTATCGATGAGAGTCAGTTTACCCACCCTCAAGAGTTTAAGAGCGCAGTTATGCGGGCATCGGTCAAGGTCGCATGACCTGTGAGAAGTGCGAAAAGAACTCGCGGATTTTTAATCTGCAATGCCTCGGTTGCCGGGATAGGCTGGTCATGGGGATAGACTGCAAGGTATTGAGGGAGATAGAAGCCAAGTATTTAGACATGAAGTTTGGGTTCCTGCCAGACTACAAGCGTGAACCTCATTGTGGCTGCAAGACCACCTGTCTTAGAAAGTCGAGGCTGCGTGAACAATAAACTCACCGCCCCCCAGAGACGGCACTTGGCGGCTGTAAAATCCCTGCCCTGCGGGGTTTGTGGAGCTGCGGAACCCTCTGATGCTCACCACATCGAACAGGGGCTACAGTACATTTGTATACCCCTTTGCAAGGACTGCCACCAAGGGAACCACAACGGTATCCACGGTCGTAAGGCTATCTGGAACGTATTGAAAAAGACCGAATTGAGCGTACTGAATGACACAATCGAAAAGCTCACCCGCTAGGCTCTCCCTGCCGTGGCCCCCCAAGGAGCTGAGTCCCAACTACTCAGGCCATTGGGCTCCACAGGCATCAGCTAAGAAGAAGTACCGGTTCGCGGTCAGGATGTTGGCCCTACAAGAGAAGTGGGAGATACCCGAAGAAGGCCCAATCTATCTGGAGGTGGAGTTCTACCCCCCAGACCGAAGGCCACGAGATAAGGACAACATGGTTGGTGCTTTTAAGGCGGGGCAGGACGGGCTTGCCGATGCTTGGAAAATCAACGATAAAAGAATTGATTGCACATATAAAGTGAGCGATCAAGTAAGCGGTATGGTGAAAGTTAAACTTTTAGGAGATAAACCATGAAGAAGCTAGTCGCAGTAGTTCTGTTGTCAGTAACCGGTGTAGCCTTTGCAGCTTGCCCCCCATACGCACCGTATGGATGCCAGCAGACCGCCAGCGGAAAAATGCTTTGCGGTTGTGGTAGATAATTGAGTTGGGGGGCGTAACGGCTGGATGCAACGTGAGATCCGGTTGTTGTACACACCGCCCCCCACCAAACAGTTTATAATAGCTTGATGGAACCCCAAAAGCGCACCCGTAGGCCGTTTCTCAGCCGAGACATCATAAAGGTCTTAACAAAGTATCCGAACCTAACAAGGCGAGAGATTTCTATTAAGACCCATGCGAAGAATCACTCGGTCAAGGCGGTGCTATTTAAGCTGGTGGCAACGAACAAGATCCGGTGCGAAAAGGGTAAGGAAACCAACGCCAAAACAGGCCCACGGTTGGTAAATGTCTATTGCGTGAACCTTGAGGAAAGTGCAGAATCTAGTCATGGGTGAAATGGAATCTTTC